ACCGGAGTTCTGCAAGGCAAAGGCTTTGCCGGTTTCATGGCCGATGGCGGGCCGGTCAGCGCAGGCTCCTCTTACGTCGTCGGCGAGCAAGGCCCAGAGCTGTTCGTTCCGCACGCGTCGGGCACCATCGTGCCGAATAACAAGATGGGTGGCGGCAGCGGATCGGGCGGCGGAAGCGTGACGGTCAATTACAACATCGCGGCCGGCGTCTCTCGCGCCGAACTCGCTCCGATCCTTGAACAAGAGCGGCGCCGGCTCAAGGCCGAGATTCCCGACATGGTTCGACGCGGCGGCGGATACCGTGCAGCCTTCGCCTAATCGTCATGGCCATCACCTATCCACTCACGCCTCCAAGCCCGTTCAACCTCTCGCGATTGTCGCTAACGGGCGTTTCTGCGACCTCGCGCAACACCTCGCCGTTCACGCTGCAAACGCAGCAATACAACTGGCCAGGTCAAGCCTGGCTCGGCTCGGTTGATTGTCCGCCGATGAAGCGCGCGGACGCGGAGGAGATCGTCGCCTTTCTGCTCAAGGCGCAGCGCGGCACGTTCTACTTTCAAGACTACGCGAACCCGCTGCCGCGTGGAACGATTACCGGGACGCTTCAAGTCTCCGTCGCAACCGCAAATTCGACCACGCTGGCTTTTAGCGGAACGACCAACAGCACGCAGTTTGCTGTCGGCGACTGGCTGCAAATCAGCACGTCATACTACAAGGTAGTGCAGGCAAACGGAGTGGGTAGCGTTGATCTTTTCCCGGCACTGCGCAAAAGCTACGCGGGTGGCACGTCTATCGTTTACGGTCTCGCCTCAACTGGCGCTCGCGCTCAAGGCATTTTCCGCCTCGCGTCACCAAGCACCGAGTGGTCAATCGGCGAAGCGAGTATTTACGGCGTCGGATTCGCAATCATCGAGGACGTCGAATCATGAGCATCACCACCGCAGGCCGTTCGCTCTCGGCCAACATGGTCACCGAGGTCAGCGCGTCGCAGCTCTCGCCGATCTTGCTCGCGTCGTTCTCGTTCTCGACGCCGGTCAGGCTTTGGAGCGGTTACGGCACGATCACCGTCGGCGCCGTGACCTACCAAGGCATCGGAACGCTTGGCACGATTTCGCCGGTTGAGGAGACGACCGACCTCTCGGCGCGGGGCATCAACTTCCAGCTCTCGGGCGTTCCTACCGCTTACGTCTCGCTTGCACTCACCGAGAACTACCAAGGCAAAGCGTGCTCCGTGCTGTTCGGCGCACTCGACGCTACTGGCGCGATTGTCGCGTCGCCGGTGACGATCTTTGCCGGCCGCATGGATGTGATGTCGGTCAACGACGACGGGCAGGAAGCCTCAATTATCATGACCGCCGAAAATAAGCTCGTGGACTTTCGCCGGCCGCGTGAAACGCGCTACACTCACGAGGAACAGCAGAACCTTTATCCAGTCAGTCCTCCTGATCTTGGTTTAGAATTCGTGAACGCGATTCAGGAAAAACAAATCTACTGGGGCAACGCGAAGCTCGCGGCACCGGTCAACGAGGGCGGCGGCGAAACTGAGGTTACCTCCTACATGTAACCATGCCAGCACGCCGCGACAACTGGCCGGACCTGCTCGCGCAATTTATCGAGGCGCGGCGCTATCAACCTTTTGCGTGGGGCTCGAATGATTGCTGCATGTTCGCGGCGGATTGGGTCGAGGTCTGCACCGGTCAAGATTACGCGAAGACGTGGCGAGATCGCTACTCGTCGGCACTTGGCGCGGTGCGCGTGCTGGACGAGGCAGGCGGCGTTGAGGCTCTGGTGGACGCGCTAGGGCTGCAACGCGTGGCATCGCAGCAGGCCGGGCGCGGCGACATCGTTGCGCAGGAAACCGGACGCGGGATGACGCTCGGGATTTGCCTTGGCGTAACGACGGCTTTTGTCGCAGAGGACGGGATTGTTTTCGGGCCGCTTTCTAGCGTCGAAACCGCTTGGAAAATTTAACATGCCACAAGCAATCCCAGCACTGATTACGTCCTTTGTTACCGCAGCAAAAGCGATAACGCTCGCATCAGTCATTAAGTTCGCCGCCATCACGGCCGCATCAATGGCGGCGTCGAAACTGCTCGCGCCAAAGATGCCCAGCTTTGCCGACTCGTCGCTCTCGGATCGCTCGCAGGCGGTCCGCAATCCGATTTCGGCGCGGACGATTGTTTACGGCAAAACCCGCGTCAGCGGGACCATCGTTTACCTCAGCACGACGGGCACCAAAAACGAATACCTGCACATCGTCCTGACGCTCGCCGGCCACGAGGTCGAAGCGATTGACGAGGTGTATTTCAACGACGAGCTGGTGCCGCTGACTGGCAACACGCCCACGGGATTCTACGCAGGAGTGGCGCGCATCAACAAAAAGCGCGGCGTCCCCGGCGACACCGCCGACGCGGATTTGATCGCGGACACGGCGAGCCTCACCGATGGCAAATGGACGTCGAACCACAAGCTCTCTGGCATCGCTTATCTTTACGTGCGTCTGACGTGGGACGCCGAGAAATTCCCGAGCGGGATTCCGAACATCAGCGCCGTCATTCGCGGCAAGAAAGTGCTCGATCCGCGCACGGGAAACACCGCCTACTCGGCGAACGCCGCGCTCTGCCTTCGCGATTACCTCACTGACACTTCGCTCGGCATGGGCATGACCGCAGCCGAGGTTGACGACACCGCTTTCGGCGTCGCCGCCACCATCTGCGAGGAACAGGTTCAAATCCTTCCGCTTTCGCCGACGGTTTACGAAAACCGCTACGAGGCCAACGGCGTCATCGTAACAAGCGCATCGCCCGACGAGAACATCGGCAAGCTGCTCTCGGCAATGGGTGGCCTGATCGCCTACACCGGAGGGCGCATCGTGCCTTACGCTTCCGCCTACCGGATTCCGACCGTGACGCTCACCGAGAAGCATTTTGTTGGGCCGCTCAACGTGCAGACGCGGACGAGCGCACGCGACCGCGTAAACTCAGTCAAAGGCGTTTACGTGAGCGAAACGAACAACTGGCAGGTGACGGACTTCCCGACGATCAGCTCGGCAACCTACGTCACGGCGGACAACAACAACGTCTTCTTCCGCGACGTCGTTCTGCCTTTCACGACCTCGCCTAGTTGCGCTCAACGGCTGGCGGTGCTTGAGCTGCGCCGCGCTCGCGAGGAAATCACGTTCTCGGCACGCTTTCGCCTCGAAGCGATGCAGGTCCGCGCCGGGGACACGGTCATGATTACCAACGAAAAACTCGGCTGGTCGTCCAAGGTGTTCGAGGTTATGGAGTGGAACTTCGCAAGCGACGGCACGCCGCCGCAGGTGTTCGTGGACATGACGCTACGCGAAACCGCCTCCTCGGTTTACTCGTGGGCCGTTGGCGATCAAATCGCCGTGCCGGACTCGCCGAACACGACGTTGCCAGATCCGTTCACGCTCGGCGCGCCGACGAACCTTTCGCTGACGGCGGACGGGACGACTCAACTCGTGCAGGCCGACGGCACGATCCTGCCACGGATCCGCGTCGGCTGGACGCCACCGGCTGCGGAGTTTATCCAGTCGGGCGGCTCGGTCGTCATCGAATACAAGCCAAGCGCGAGCACGACCTACCTCACATGGAACACGGTTGAGGGCGCGCAGACCGAGGACTTCATTTCGTCCGACATTACGATCGGCACGAACTACAACGTCCGCATTTACGGGGAGAGCTACTTTGGTATCTCAACAAGTTACCTCGGGGGCTCGATTACCGTTGCAAAAGACACGACCGCGCCGGCAATTCCCACAGGCTTGACCGCAGTCATCGGCACCGGAAAGGCCATCAGTCTCGACTGGAACGACAACACCGAGGCGGACTTTTCGGAGTATGGCATTTATCGGAACACCTCGGCAGTCACGCCGGCCAATGCAAACACGGACAAGATCGCCGAGGTTCGAGCCTCGCGGTTCGTGGACACAGACGTAAACATCGGAACGACGTATTACTATTGGCTGAACGCTTACGACTCCGTTGAGAACGTCAGCGGCTTTACGAGCTACGTTCAAGCCACGCCGTCCGTCATCACGGCTGGACCGATTGACCCGACTGCGCCGGCCACGCCGAACGCTCCGACGCTGATCAGTACGACCGTTTATCTCGCTAACGACGGGACGAGTTTCGCCCGCGTTTCACTTACGGCGCCGCCGTTGCCATCCGGCGCGGTCGCTCTCGATGTCCTTTACCGTCGCACGGGATCAAGTGATTTTATCATTGGAAATCAAATCGCATCCTCCGTTTCGTATGCGGTTTCAATTGACGATCTTTCTACCGGCGAGCCTTACGAATTTGCGGCAAGGGGCGTTTCGTTCTCGGGTGCGTTGTCGCCGGTGTCTTCGGTGCTCAGTCAGACCGCGCCGGGCAACACGATTCTCCCAACGGCACCAACCGCATCTTTTATAAGCGGACAATTTGCACCACCCGTTTCTCAAGGAAGGATTCCGATGTTTGCAATCGGCATGTCGATTACCGCCGCAGCCAGCACCGACATCGCGCGCGTGCAAGCAAAGGTGGCCTTGACCAACAATCCGAACGACGGTGCGGCTTGGTATGCAGACGGGGACAACAGTCTATTCGACCAAGCGATGCCGGCGAATGGAAGCGTGCGAGTGGCTTTTTACGACGTCACGGGAATGACTGCCGGATTCGGATTTGCTCGCGTCATCTCTCGCAGCGGCATCGCCTCAAATTGGACTTCCCTCGGCAGCGTGCAGGCCGACCCGTCGCTGATCAAGCGACCGCTCGGAACGGTCTCGCAATTCAACACGGACGACGTGAGCACGACCGGCATCAAGACCGGTGGCGGCGCGAGCACTCGGCAGATCAACGTGATTTTCTCCGAGTCGGTCGTTGCTACCTTGGCCGGAGGTGCGGCGTCGGAAACTTTTGAAACATCGCTGACCAATCGCGGATTCAGCGCGAAGCCCGACATTGGAATCGCGCAGTGTGCGTCAGACGGCAACATCTCGGCCGCCTACGACTTCGACGCAGCGGGCAACAGCAGCGTCACAGCAGTCATTCGCGTCTCAACAATCGACGGCTCAAACATTGGCGCAGGCAACTACCGGTTCAGCGTCGAGTTTACCGACTTTACTTAACTTGGCTAACCGTAAAATTGGGTTGATCGCCTCCAATCAGAATGAATCCGAATAGAAACACTCCCAAGGTTGATACCGCGCACTTTGCCGCGGGCGAACCTAGCCAACGGCACCCCTATTCTGTAGGGGTAGCCTGCATCTGGCTTCGACACGTGTGTCGCAATAGCGACGTAACCGAACGACTTGCTGAAATCGACGCAAAATCCGCGACCAAACGGAAGGAGGGTCTATGAACACACTAGCCCTCGAAAAGATCATCGAACAAGTGAAGGCGCTTGAATCGCTTTGCTTTACGCAACACCGCGACGCGGAGCACCCAGAAAACTGCAAGTGGGGCGTCGCGTGGAAATCCATGCAACTGGCGAGAGAGGAGATTGAGGCAATTAAGGGGAAGCCGTCTAAGCCTGCGGACTATTACGTGCCGCCCTCACGCATCATCTCCATGCAACGGCCTGCCGCGAGCCCGGTGCCCCTCGTTCCGTGGCGCGACTATGGCAACCCACGCCAAGGCTGAAACCACAAATCAACCCAATTTAACGGAAGTAGACATGCCGATTTTCGATGAGTCATCAACCCAGCAATACGGACCATCAACCCAATGTTACGGAATACCCTTAACTTTATGGCATTTCAAAAAACCATCACCCTTGCGAGCGGAGTGTCAGGAAATTACACGCGGCTCATTACCTACCGCTGGGATCGTTCGACGCGTGAGGCCGTCGCGTTGTTCGCGCTCTACCTCGATGCGCAGGCCGCGCACGCAGGCAAGCAAGCGCTCACTCCGTTTATCGCCAAACTCCGATTGGACGGCGCGAAGTTCGACTCCTACCTCGGCAACGCGGTGCTAAGCGAGCACGCGGCAATTGCTCAGCTTTACGCAGCGGCGAAGGCCGAGCCGGTCTCGTGCGACTTTGGGTCACATGTATTTGCCGACGCCGTGGACGCGTAGCGATTTCGTCCAATGACCAAAAACGCGCAACGCTTCATCGTCGTCTCGGACAATCACGGCGACATGGCGGACGCTGCGAGCGTTGACGCGCTCTGGTCTTTTATCGCGGACTGGAAACCCGAGATTAGGATTCACGCGGGCGACAATTTCGATTTTCGCAATCTTCGCAAAGGCGCGAGCGACGAGGAAAAGGCCGCGTCACTCGCAGAAGACTGGGAAGCCGGCTCAGATTTCCTGCGACGCTTTTTCGACAGCGGGAAGTCCAAGCACTTTCTGCGCGGGAACCACGACGAGCGCATGTACGATTTCCAGAACAGCGCGACGGGCATGATGCGCGACTATGCAAGAGACGGCATCAAACGGCTTGAAGGAATCGTGAAGAAGTCGGGCGCGAAAATGCTGCCTTACGACTCCGACCTCGGCGTGCTCGATCTCGGGAAGCTCTCTGTCATTCACGGCTACCACGCGGGCGTCGGAGCGTGCCGGATGCACGCGAACATTTACCGCAACTGCATTTTCGGACACGTTCACACGATCGAGTCTGCTCCGGTCTCGGCACGCGAACCGGCCGAGGCGCGGAGCATCGGATGCCTTTGCAAGCGCGACATGGACTACATCAATAAGAAGACGGGCAAATTAAGATGGGCGCAGGGCTGGGCCTACGGTCTTCTATTTCCTGACGGCACATATCAGCTTTTCCAGACACGAAAAATCAACGGTCAATTTTATGCCGCGAGCGAAATCAAAACCTACGGCAGCTGACGACTGGGCGCACGAGCTGCGGGCACTCTTGGTTCAAAAGGAAATCCGACCACCGGGCGAGGGCTGGCTGACTTCGTTGGAGTTCGCGCAAAAATTGCAAATGTCCCGTAGTCAAGCCTTTAAAATCCTGCATAAAGGATTAAAAGAGGACTTGCTAGAAAAATTTCAAGGGACGCAAAATAACAACGGTCGCCCGTTCCACAACGTCTGGTATCGGAAAAAGAAACGCACGTAAGTCGTTGAGTGTTATCGGTCTCGGTTTGTATGTGCGATTTATCGCACATTTGTCTTCACATCGCGGGGCGGATGTGTATGGTTTTCGCATCGGAGGGAATTAACCCGACGACAAAACAAAAAACAAAATGACGACCACGAAAAGATACCTCAACTATCACGGTTATTCCGACATCAAACCGTTTGAAGTTCTCAGTGTTACTGCAAGCGGGAAGACGGCGATCATCCACCAAATGAAAGCCGAGCGCGATTCAACTTGGTTACCAGAATTTGTAAGCGGTGGATTTGCTGGACACTGCACGAATCAAAACGAACAACGCTGGAACATCAGCAGCGACGAAGATGGATTCGTGACCAAGGCTCGTCTTTGCAAGGGCGGTCACTGGAAATCGTCTTACGGAAAGCACTACATAAGCGATAAACCACAGAGCTACTACGACTACAACTTTTGAACGATCTTCAAACCCGAAACCACCCTGCGCTCTCTTCGGAGGCGCGGGGTTTTCCGGTGCCACCCGACGCGATTTAACGCCGAGGACGCAATCGACCAAATGAAAATCACGCACCTCCTTGTTGTCCGCTTTAAGTCAAGCAACCGGCTTCATCTTAAAGCCGAGTTTCAAACCAAGATCGCAGCCGAAGCCGCCGCCATGGCGATCCTCAAGGCAAATTTTGACCGCTTCATTTGCGAGATCAGCGCAAAATGAAACACCTCGCCCTCCTCCTCGCGCTCGCGGCCACTGCGCACGCAGCGCCACCCGCCTCGTTCTTCCGCGCTCTGCACATCGCAGAGACCAGCGGCAAGCGCGGCGCAATCGTTGGCGACAACGGAAAGGCGCTCGGACCGCTCCAGATTCACAAAAGCTACCACGCGGACAGCCGAGTGGCCGGCGATTACAGCCGAGTGGCCGATCTGGATTACAGCAAGCGCGTCGCGACCGCCTACCTCAAGCGATACGCGCCGACGGCGTGGAAGGCGGGCGATGTCGAGACGCTTGCCAGAATCCACAACGGCGGACCACGCGGCCACCTCAAGGCGGCAACCAAGAGCTACGGCGTGCGCGTCAAGGCGCTCACAAAATGAACCCACCCAACCAACTTACACCCGCCCTCGCGCCGACGCCGAGGACGGATGCCGCCTACTTCGCGAACGGCGCAACCATGTATTCGCTTGCCGGTGAGATGAAACTCCTTGAACGCGAACTCACCGCCGCGAAAGCGGAACGCGACCTCATCATCACTCGTGTCGCCTGCATCGTTTGGTCTGGCGCAATTGATAAGCACACCTGCGGCGACGTGCAGAAGTGGGCCGACCATTATATTGCCGAACTCACCCGCCTCCGCGCCGAGGTGGATTCGTTAAAAGCGTGGAAGGCCCGCGCCGAGAAAGCCGAGGCTGCGCTGGCGTTCATTGCAGAAAACGGCGGAACGACGCACGAAACGGAGTGCGGGACGATTTCGTGCAATGGCTTGTGGTGCGCTGAACAGGCTCGCGCCGCCATCGACGCCGCACGAAAGGAGCAGCCGTGAGCGACGAAACTATGTCCATGCTGGACGACCGTATTGCGGAACTGGAGGACGAGAACGCCGCATTGCAGCGTGAGAACGCCGCGCTGCGGACCGTAGCAATGAAATTGATAGTAAACAACGGCGGCCCGCTGCAATCCGAAGAACAGGCGGAGCGCGATAGTGTGGACGACTACATAATGATAAAGCTTCAAGATTTTGAAGCACTGTGCGCCGCCATCGACACCGCGAGGAAGGAGGCGAAGCAGTGAAAAACACAAACTCAACTCAAGACCGTGAAATAAGCCTAGCAGAACAAGCGGCAGCCGAAGCTGCTCAGCATTTTTCAAATCTGCAAAGCATCATTATTGATCTCGATCAAACTATCTCTGATTTGAGCGACGTCATCTCTGGACTAACAGAAGAAAAAAGAGTTCTCGAAGAAGACAATGAAGAACTGCGCCGAATAATTGAACAACTAAAAGCGTAATTTATGAGCGAAGACCAATCCGACGAAACATCCGACAACAACACGATGGGCGGACCCACTGATCCAGTTCTTTTGCTGAAAGTGCGCGCCCGTCACGCTATCCGCTGCTGGGACGAACTGACAACCACCACTCGTGCGAGAGCGTTTGCAAAGACTAAGCGCGCAATGGAACAGCTGGAGAGTGCTTGCGACGATGTCGAAACATCAAAAATTGAGAATGCTGTAGATGCGATGACACCAGAGCAGGTTTTAGCATTTATTGAGATGATGGGGGTAAACGTAGACGAGCTGTCTTTTCGAGCCGCTGCACTACGCGAACGACTAGAAAAGGAATGGGGGGCTGATGCCATAATGCGTCAACACCTCAACGAAGGAGGAACGCCAACGTGAGCGACCACCTGATCGCCGAGGCCAATCGACACGCCAAAGCATTACATCAAATGACACTACCAACGACAAAACCAAACCATCGCGACATCGACTGGTACATCGCAGAGTGCATCGATCTCCGACGGCAGCTGCAATACGAGATGGAGGCAAAACGCAATCACCTGCGGATTGCAATTAAGGAAATCAGTGACCTCAAAGTAAAGACTGGTTTTTACTATAGGGAAATTGCTCGACTGCGAACCGATCAAATGCGGGTCGATTGGATAGCGCAGGCTCCAGACAAGCGACTATCAGCTGTGCATAACATTTGGGTCAACGATGGTGACATTGCTGACGTGCGGTCCGCAATCGACGCCGCCATGAAAGGCACGCCATAACTTTATGACCACCGAACAACACCTCGAACTTCTAACCGAGCTTCGCGCCATCCGCGCAGCTCTCGAAGCAAAGCCGCGCACGGCGCAAGCAACTGCTACCGCAACGACCGCGACGCCGGACACTCTGCCACTCCCAGCAATTGCAATCGCGGACGCCGGCAGCGTGCAAATCCACTTCGGCAAGAACACTGGGACGCCACTCTCGGCACTCAGCGACAAGCAACTCCTCTGGTATGGCACCGAGCGCCCGCCGCAGCTCAAGAAGGACGGGACGCCATTCGCTCCGCGCGAGGCCGACGTGCAGCTCCTCAACGCGTGCCGCACGCTCTGGCATCAGCGCAAGACGGGCGCAACGCAAGTCACGGCAAGCAAGACCTCCGAGCTTGCCAGCGAAGGCGCGGGCGAGGAAGTGCCATTCTGATCTTTGTCAGGAAACAAAACACACATGAAAAAACAAAACGTAATTGTCCGAACATACTCCGCTGGCGTTTTCGCTGGCGTTCTTAAATCACGCAAAGGCCGCGAGGTCGTATTGACCAACGCTCGTCGCATTTACTACTGGGCCGGGGCGGCTACGCTCTCGCAACTTTCTGTTGACGGGACAAGCAAACCAAATGAGTGCAAATTTCCGTGCGCCGTCTCGGAAGTCACTTTGCTGGAAGCAATCGAAATTTTGCCGTTGAGCGCAAAAGCAAAGGCGTCGCTGGATGCCGTAAAGGTCTGGGCCGAATGAGCACCCAGAAAATATCCGGCTCCGGCAGCGGCTACGGCTCCGGCTCCGGCAGCGGCGACGGCTCCGGCTACGGCTCCGGCTCCGGCAGCGGCTACGGCTCCGGCTCCGGCAGCGGCTA